ACTTACATGGGTTCCTCTAAACATCTAACAGAAGACATAAATAAAATAGGTAAAGATAATTTTAAGTTTGTAATCATAGCTGAGTTTAAAAACAAACGAAGCTTACGTTACTATGAATGTTACTATCAAATGAAATACAATGTATTGGTCAGCACTATAGAAGGTAGCGATGAGCCAGCATTTTATAATAGCTTTGTTGGTGGTAAATTTTACAGACCAGTAGAAGAGTATTATGACATTGACTAATAACCCATTCGAGTTAAGCACAGATGAAATACCTAAATCTATTTATGAATTAACAGATAGAGATTCAGAAAGATCTTTGTATGTGGCTGTGGTATTACAGGCACTCTTAGATCTTTCTAAATCTATCATTGAAGATGAGACAAGCGAGATAAAACTTTATCGTAATCAAGCTAACTCTTGGATCTTTAAAGATGTAGGAGTTACTTGTAAAGACTTTGAAGAAGTATGTTCTTATGCTGACTTAAACCCTAGTCTTGTTAGAAGTTTTGCACATACTGTAATTAATTCAGGAGATACTGAAGATGTTAGAAAAAGATTTAACAACCTTCTCTAAGCCTTTAGATAAACAAGTAGGAGGAGATCACTATAAGACATGTGGCATACAGCCAGTAGAATATATCCATGCTAATAAGCTTGACTACTTTGAAGGTAACGTGGTAAAATATATAACTAGGCATAGAACCAAGGGTCAAGGTAAGAAAGATATTGAGAAAGCTATTCACTATGCACAACTAATCTTAGAATTAGAATACGAAGGAAAATAATAATGGAAAACGAAACACATTATGGAATGACACTCCCCATTTCAGAAGAGATTGATAAAGTTAAGTACAGACAAAGCGGTGAAGATTTTTACAGTAAGGTTGTACGTATAGCTGAGTCCCTTAAGGATACACCTGAGCATTTTGAGAACTTTAAGGATGCTCTTAGGCATCTGAGGTTCTTACCTGCTGGTAGGGTACAGAATGCTATGGGTGCTGCAAGACAGACGACTGCATACAATTGTTTTGTTAGCGGTGTGATCGAAGATAACATGGACTCTATCATGGGTAGAGCTACTGATGCTGCTGAGACTATGCGTAGAGGTGGTGGTATTGGTTATGATTTCTCACGGCTACGTCCTAGAGGTGATAAGATTAAGTCATTAGATTCTAGGGCATCAGGTGCAGTAAGCTTCATGCAGATCTATGATGCAGTATGTCAGACCATTGCATCAAGCGGTCACCGTAGAGGCGCACAGATGGGTGTGCTACGTATAGATCATCCAGACATTGAGCAGTTTATTACAGCTAAGAATAATGGTACATCCCTCAGTGGTTTCAATATCTCAGTAGGTGTTACCGATGAGTTCATGCAGTGTCTAAAAGAAAAGAAATCATTCCCCTTACAGTTTGAAGGTAAGGTACATGAAGAAGTAGATCCTGTAGCTCTATGGGATATGATCATGCGTTCTACTTGGGATTGGGCAGAGCCTGGGGTATTGTTCATAGATACTATCAACAAGATGAACAACCTATACTACTGTGAGACTATTGAAGCAACTAATCCCTGTGGTGAGCAACCTCTTCCCCCCTTCGGTGCTTGTCTATTAGGTAGCTTTAACCTTACTAAGTATGTAGATGCAGGAGAGTTTGACTTCAGCTTATTTACTAGTGACATACACAATGTAGTCAGGGCTATGGATAATGTTATTGATAGGACTATCTATCCTCTTCCTGAGCAAGAGAAAGAAGCTAAGAAGAAACGTAGAATGGGATTAGGTATTACTGGTCTTGCTAATGCAGGTGAGATGTGTGGTATGCCTTATGCTTCTCCAGAGTTTATGAAGTTTACTACTAAAGTTCTTAAGATACTAAGAGATTATTCTTATGCTGCAAGTTCTATCTTAGCACAAGAGAAAGGAAGCTTCCCTTGTTATGATAAAGAAAAGTATACATCAGGAGAGTTCTTTAAAACTCTATCACCTTGGGTTCAAGATCAGATCAAAGAGTTTGGCATACGTAACTCTCACCTAACTTCTATTGCACCTACTGGTACGATTAGCTTGACTGCTGACAACGTAAGCTCTGGCATTGAGCCGCCATTCAGCCTGTACTATGACAGAACTATTCAAGAGTTCGATGGTCATCAGATACAACGTGTAGAAGACTATGCTTACATGCATGGTGTTACAGGTAGAACAGCTAATGAGATCAGTGCTGAAGAACATCTCGCAGTCCTTGCTCTTACATCTAAGTACATTGATAGTGCTGTATCTAAGACTTGTAATGTAGGAGACAATGTAACTTACGAAGAGTTCAAGGAGTTATACTTCAATGCTTGGAAGAAAGGATGCAAAGGTATCACTACCTTCAGAGCATCAGGTAAAAGATACGGCATACTTAATGAGGTTAAGGAAGAACCTAAAGCAGAAGCTTGCTTCATTGATCCTCAGACAGGTCAGAAGTCTTGTGAATAAAAGACTTGGTGAATAATAAAAAGTATGTTATAATATAGTATTAAAAAACTTAAAACAATTTTACTTAAGCAGAGGAAAGGCTAATGGCTATTAGTAAAGAGAAGAAAGTTAACACAGTTTACATAGGGTACGATCCTAAAGAAAAGGTAGCAGCACAGTTACTTAAGTATCTTATCGAAGCTAACTCACCAAAGGATGTCATTGTTAAGTTCCTTCGGAAAGATGTTCTCGAACATATGAATATGCTGTATAGGTCTTATGAAGTAATCAATAATCAAATGATAGATTCAATAGATCAAACAGCGTTCTCAAGTGAGTTTACCTTCAGTCGTTTCTTAGTCCCTGCTCTAATGCAGTATGAAGGTTGGGCTTTGTATCTAGACTGTGATATGTATCCAAGGACAGATGTGAACGAAATCTTTGAAGAATATAACGATGAGTTCTATCCTTTGTATTGTGTTAAGCATGACTACACACCGACTAATGAGTTTAAGATGGACGGTAGGAAACAAGATAAGTACGAGAGAAAGAACTGGTCAAGTCTTATACTATGGAACTGTGGTCATAAAGCTAACAAACCACTCACACCTTTCGCTGTTAACAATGAGACAGGTAACTACCTACATACCTTTGGTTGGTTGCCTAATAAAAGCGGAGCTATAGGCAGCATAAGTGAGGAATGGAATTGGCTTGATGGTCATTCATCTAAAGACATTGACCCTAAGATCGTACACTTTACTACAGGTGGTCCTTGGTTCCCAACTTGGAAATGTAGCCGTGAAGTAGATGGACTGATGGCTACTGAATGGAACTCAGACTATGCTCACTTAACATTACATGGAAAAATTGATGAACTATAAAGTCGTAACAGCGTTTAACGAAAGCCTACTACAGCATAGTACCTTTCATTTATTAACTGAGTTCAAAGAAAACTGGGAACCTAGTATAGAATTTCATTGTTATTATTATGACATTGATCTATCTAATTATTCTCTACCTAAAGCTAGTAATATTTTCTATCATAACTTACTAGAGATGGAAGAGTTCACTCAGTTTAGAACTCAGTTCCCGCAACATAACGGTACTGAAGGGGGGTCAATACAGTACACTGATATACTAGATGCTCAGAAGACTATGCCTAAAGTCATGGCACTCACTGAGTGTGCCTTTAATAACTCAGACAGTTGGTTGATATGGCTTGACCCCTTAGCTATGAATACTAAGGATGTCTCACAAAAAACTTTGAGTGGTTTATTCCCAGAGCATTCTAAGAACATAGACTTCATTGGCTTTGATAGTGATTCATACTTCATGGCTTTTAATCTAAGTAGGACAACTCCTGTTGAATTATTAGGTGACCTACGTGGTGCTTATACATCAGGAGAGTTCTTAAACTATAGGGAATGGCATGACGCATTCATCTTTAATAGGTTAAGGACTATCTATACTGCTCATGGTATGCATGTGCATGAGCTTACTAAAGATAACTCTTATCTTTCTGAGTTGTTTGTTAACCTATCAGATAAAAAGAACTCTGCCTTTAGGAACAAGGATGGTAAACGTATCTTTGAATTATCTGATACTAAAACTACAGGAGACATCTTACCTAATAGATACAAGCAACTTGCTGATCTCATACGTTTCTATAAGCCTAGTACTATCTTAGAGACAGGTACATGGAATGGTGGACGAGCTATTGAGATGGCACTCGCATCCTTTAAGCATCAAGACAGTGTACACTACATAGGATTTGATCTCTTTGAGGATGCTACTACTATAACAGATCACGAAGAGTTTAATGTTAAGCCTCATAACACAATGGAAGCTGTAGAGAAAAGGTTTACTGAGTTTGCTGAACACATGCAGGAGAAAGAAAAGAAAACCTTTACCTTTGAATTAACCAAGGGTGATGTAAGAGTTACTCTAGATAAGTTTGTTAAGACTGAGGTACTGAATGAAGTAGACTTTGCATTGATGGGCAGTGGCAATAGTGTTGAGACTACTAAGATAGAATACGAAGCATTTAAAAATATTCCTATTGTAGTAGCTGATCATTACTTCACTAAAGAGAGTGATGAAGATGAGACAATGCCCCCAGAAAGATATCATGGAGTTAAGAATGTATTTGATAGCGTCAAGACACAGATGGTTAATAAGGAAGAAGAGGATACGGAAGGCTGGACAGTCTTTGAAGAGGAAGATGGTGTACGTAAGTACATTCTTCCTTCCCAAGACAAGGTTGCTGGTGGTGGGCATACTCACCTTGTACTTTTTCTTCATGATACCTCTCTAGAAAACATACCTAAGCAGTTAAAAAGTGTGCCTATTATTGTACACCCTAGAGACTGTGTACCTAGAGACTATATTAATAATAATATTAAAACTAATATGACATTAATCGGCCCTGATAAGTGGGTAACAAAACATGAGATACATAGACAGAAAGCTATCATGGTTTCTGCTGGGCCTTATCTTAACTATGATAAGCTTAAAAAGTTTATCAAAGATAATCCAGGTATTAAAGTTCTTACAGTTAAACATGCTTATCCAGGCTTACTTAAGAATGGTATCAAGCCGTGGGGTTGTATCCTCTTAGACCCTCGACCTATTACAGGTAAGAGTACACATAACATAGTAAGAAAGGATCTGTTTAAAAAAGTAGATCCAGATACTACTTTCTTCTTAGCCTCTATGACTGATCCTTCTGTTACTAATTTCTTTATTAGCAAAGAAGTTAATCTCTTTGGCTGGCATGCTTTTACTGATTCTTTAAGAGCAGAGTCAGAGCAAGGACAACAGATACAGAACCAGCAGGTTAACATATCGAAGGACTTAGGTATCCCTCAAGGTGCTACGATGATCACAGGTGGTACATGTGCAGCCATGAGAGGCATTGGTATGCTACATACTATGGGCTTCAGGGATGTGCATCTATTCGGGTTTGATTGTTGCCGTGATGAGCCTACCAAGGAAGAGATGTCTGAAACTACTGGAGACATAGAAGGTGGTGAGGTTCCTAAGCCTAAGTATATACAAGTTACAGTACGAGATAAAGAGTATTGGACTACTGGTGAGTTACTAGCTATGGCTCAAGACTGTGAGAAAGTATTTCAAGATGAAGGACTTGAAGGGGTATTGACATTTCATGGAGAAGATACTATGATAGCTGATCTATGGGATCTTCAGCAAGAAAAGAAAACCCGACCAGAGTTTGAAGGATTTTACGCATGAAAAGTTTAGACTATGATCCTAAATTAAGTAGGAAGAAACCGTCAAAGAAATATAAAGAGTTACTGAATGAGTACGTTGAGATGCATTCTTCTGGTAAGGGTATGTTTGATGGTAAAAGTTTAGTTAAGTTTATTGATATCATTCATGGCTTTCTACAGAGTAACGATTGTAAAACCTTACTAGACTACGGTGCTGGTAAGGGTACTCTTTATACTAAAGACTATGCTAAGTTAGTCCCAGAACTAGGTAAACCTTTACTTAAGTATTGGGATCTTAATATTGTAGATCGTTATGAACCTGCGCTACCTGAGTTTAATAAGCTACCTGATAAGCATTATGATGCCGTCATATGTACTGATGTTCTTGAACACATACCTGATACTGATATAGGGTGGGTAGTAGATGAGATCCTTGATCGTGCAGATAAGATAGCCTTCTTTAACATAGCTTGCTACCCTGCACGTAAGACATTTAAAGATGGAACAAATGTACACATCTCAATCTATGATCCTAGAGCATGGGTAGAGTTCTTTGTTGAGAAGATCAAGAAGTATAATGATACATCTATTTACTTATTCTTTGATGTCATGACTGAGAACCGTAAGACAATCACATTGGAAGGATTTAAGATAGATCATAGACCACGAGTAATACAGTTGAAACAACAGGAGGTAGAGTAATGTTAGGTATAGCTGAGTCAGTCATAGGAGTAGCAGGTAAAGTCCTTGATAAGTTTGTTGAGGATAAAGACCTTAAGCTTAAGTTAGCATCAGAGCTTAAGACACAGATGGTGTCATTAGATTTAGCTCAAGCACAGGCTAACATAGAGCAAGCAAAACATCCATCTATATTTGTTGCTGGTTCTAGGCCAGCTATCATGTGGATCTGTGCCTTCGCTCTAGGCTGGCAGTTTATCTTTGCTCATATTATATCCTGGGGTCTAGTGATCTGGTATCCTGTAATAGAACTACCTAGCTTACAGACAGCAGAGCTTACATCATTAGTGATGGCTCTCTTAGGACTAGGTGGTATGAGAAGCTTTGAGAAGTCTAAGGGTGTTCAACGAAACAACATGAACAAACGATGATAAATCTTACCGACAGTGCTGACATACATTTATCCTCAGTTATCAATGAGAATGTTGGTATGTTTACAGATATTAGGTTATCGGTTACTAGTGGGGGTTGCTCTGGTTTTAACTATGATTGGCAGCTAACTAGCTCAGAAGAGGCAGGGGATCATGTCATTGATCTTGACTCAGGTAGACTTCTTATTGACATTGTCTCCCTCTTATACCTTGAGGGTATGACTATAGACTATAAGAAGGATATCTTTGGTCAGAGATTGATGATAGATAATCCTAATGTTAAATCTACATGTGGTTGTGGTGAAAGCTTTCAGGTATAAAAATGAAAAACAACTTAAAAAAACTAGCACCAACTAATACATTAGATTGGTACATCAAATGGGTAGCTTCTTTATTCTTAATTGCTGGTGTTATCTTAACAAGTAATAATATCTATCCTATCAATCTATTCTTTCATGCTGTTGGTATATTTGGATGGTTCATTGTTTCTATTCTTTGGAATGATAGAGCGTTGCTTGTAATCAATGCGGTATCACTTGCTCTATTAATTAATGGAATGGTAGCACATTATGTTAAGTAATATATGGAACTCAAAGTATCGTAGAATTTGGCTTCCTTATCACATTTCACCTTCAGAATCTAATAATAAAGTATGTTGTATTTTAAATAGAAACTATCAACCTATTTCTAACATAACTAATGTAGGTAGTACAACTGATTCTACATCTAATAAATCTAGCTTAGAATTATTTGGTTCAGTAGTAAAATTTAAATTTAAACCTAAAAATTTTAAAGACGTTTGGTTTAAAAATAGTACATATTTTTTATATGATGATAGTGTTGGTTCTGATATAAAAAGTATACAAGATTATTTTAAAAGATTAACTAAACTATTTAGCTATCAACATGACTTAATATCTGAAGAAGAAATAGGAATATTTTATGTTAAATGATAAGCAAGAAAAGTTTGCACAGTCATACGTCCTACATAACAATGCAACTGAAGCTGCTAAGTCAGCAGGTTACTCAGCCGCTTCAGCATCCAATCAAGGGTATAGACTTCTACAGATAGAAGAGGTTGTAGAAAGAATACATATACTTGAGAATGAACTTGAAACTAATGTAGATGTCATAGATGAATTGGAAAGTCAGTATGCGTTTGCTAAATCAAATGGTCATACTAATAGTGCTATTAAAGCTCTTGAGTTACTATCAAGAGTACGTGGTGCAAACTCTGATGTTAATCCTAACCTAGATTCAGAGACACTTGAAGGTGCAATCATAGGATGCCTCAATGTTTTAGGTGAGGATGTAGTCTTAGGTATGTTATCTAAGTGTGACTTCGCAAGTAGTATCTTTTCAGACGAAGATCTAGAAAATATAGCCCTAGAGAGCATGGTAGAGAGCGTTACAGAGGGGGCAGTGGACCCAACCTACCCTGAAGAGGTAGAATCCACTGTAACATAGCTTAAAATAGCGTACAAAGCAAATCGTTATTATAAGTAATAATTCTTACCTTCTTTCTGTACATAATTATGACTACGAAAATGATAGGTATGTTTCCAGAATGATCTAAGTAAATATCGTTCTCTTGCTAAAAACTTTTTAAAGGATGGTAATTTCATTTGTAACTCCATAGCCAAGGTCTTGGGTGTGTCTCACTATTTTCCATAGTATCTAAGTGTATGAATCTTTTCTCATGTGGTCCTCTCTGAGATACACCTATCCCACTGAAGCCATACTCTATAGCTAACTTAACTAATCTATAAGCTGCCTTGCCGCTGACTACTATATCAACTGCCTTACCATACAGATGTGCTGAGTTCTTAGATCCACCTATCACCTGATTGTAAGACATATCCCTATAGGCTGAAGAGATAATCATTGGTTCATTAAACTCATGTCTAAGAGCTTCTAGTGTTATCATGAACTGCTCATCCATTACGCACTCATCTGTCCCTTTGCATTTAAGTTCTTCTTCTGTAAAGTATTTCCACATTAACCTGTAACCTTTTCTACTGGTGGGTGTCTTCCGTTATGCATTTTATGAAATCTATCTAAGTCTATTTCAATATTGTTTAATCTTACGTCTATTGCTCCATCTCTTTCACTCTGCTTCTTTAATATCTGTGGTGATAGCACATCCTTACCTATGATATCTAATCTATTCTGTATGACAGCTTGATTAGATTCCATTGTGTCTATTCTCTTTTGAAGGATGTTGTCTTCACCTTTGATCTCATCTAGGTCTTCTGTTAGGGATTTAATATTAGCTTTGATTACACCCCATGTAGCAGCTAACCCACCTAACACTGTACCAAATGTTAGGAGTTCTCTTGTACCTAATTCTAGCATTATTATTCCTTTAGTTTTCTACCAGATAACTTACCAAATTCTTTAGCAAGATCTTCTATTAATGTATATTTAAAACTTTTATTAGCTATTAATTTCATTAATCTTGCATCATTGGCTATATCATCTGCCATAAATATACCACCTTTAGGCTCTTCTAAACCTTCTCTTAGTGTGTTAGCATATAAGATCTCATCTGGGACATCATAGTTAAATCCACTAGTAGCTGAATCTAATACTTTAGTTAACCCAAATTCTCTAGTCTCATAAGGACCAGTAGACATATCTTCTTTTTTCTTTTTAGATATTGCTTGATAAGGAGTTTGTTTAAATAAATCTATCTTATCAGATAACTTTTGCATAGCATTAAATTTTTTATTTTGAAGGTCTATATACTTAGCCATTATATCTTCACGTAAATTAGGTGTATAAGGCTGGTCATCTAGTTTACCTAAGTACTCTATAAAAGAATCTTTTGTACTTTTAATTGCTTTAATATCTTGAGATAAATTAAAACCCATAGCTTTCTTTACATCTACTGTAACAGGACGTACACCTGTAGTTAACCATGTCTCAATATCTTCAGATGATTGTGGAAATCCTGATGCATTAATACCTTTACCAACCTCTCTTATTTCTTCAGAGGTTAAAGCTTTCACATACCTTCTTAATGCTTGAGATGTTCCAGGTTCTAATGACTTACCTAATTCTAATACTGCACGTTTAACATTTTCTATACTTACTCCTTGTTCTCCAGGTACTTCAGAATAAAAATCTTTTTGTGCTATATTAAACAAAGCTTCAAAGACAAACTTAGGATTAGTAAATGGACCTACAATAGATGTAGCCATACCTTTCATGACTTCTTCTAATTCAAAGTCAGATACTTGTTTACCCGCTGTTAATTTTCCTATGATAGCTCTAACAGGAACCTTTAAATAATCCTGTGCATCTATAGAAGCAGAGTTAATATAATTAGTGTTTATCTTTCCATCTTCTCCTTCAACCAATCCTTGGCTATGTATTCTCTTAGAATTTTTACCCCAATCAGGAGATAATACAGTTAGTACTCTGTTGGTTACATCTGTGATACCATTCTGTTCGTTGTTATCTCTTACATAATAATCAATACCAGTAGCTGTAACTCCTAGCCCAGCTAATCTTCTTAGACCAGAAGCAGCTTGACGTACATTACCATTTTTAACACCAATCATTGCATCTCTTATACCATACTTAAGTGTATTCTTTGTAGTACGAACCATCTCAGCAGGAAACAAAGCATATGTACCAATAGGTAATCTTGATAATGTTCTAGCAATAGGAGAAGCTACAGCATAAGAGGGCATAGTATCTCTAACTATATCTGCTGCCATATTAAATATTCTATCATCAAAATCTTTTAAACTTTCACCTGCTACTCTAGGAAAAGTTTTCTTTAGTATAGTAGACTCAGCTTCAAATGCTACTAACTTAGCATAGGTATCAGGTGCGCCATAAGCTGATGAAGCTTTTTCCATAAGCTTCGTATACATTTTACCTACCTTACTTCTTTTAGATCCTACTTCTTTTCCATATACATTAATATTTTTAGATATCATTTCAGATGTTAAGTCTGTATCTATAACACCTACACTTTTTAATCTTTCTAATTTAGCTATAGCTGCTTTTGTAAATCGGTTATCATTTCTAAATGATTTAAGTTGTTCTGAAAATAATAATACCGCATCTTTAGCTGCTATCGCTGTCTTAGGACTAAATAATAAACCGTTAGAAGCTAGAGCCTGTACAGCACCATAAGTATTAATAGCATATGCAGGGATATCTAATACAGTTTGAGTTGCTTGTCCAAATGCAGATACTTGTGATAACATTCTTCCAAAAGAACTTCCTAGAACACCACCTATTACTCCTTTATCTGTCGGAGTATAAAGTTCTAATCCATTTTTAACATACTTATACATTTGAGGTGAGACATATAGATCCTTTAATAGATTACTACTACCACCAAATCTTCCTATTGATTGTTTAGATATATCATATAAATCTTCAGTCTCTTTAGATCCAGGTTTACCAGCTTTAACACCAGATACTTGCCTAGCCCCACCTAAAGCTTTAGGGATAAGACCACCTAGCTCTACTTCTTTACCAGCATTCTTTCTAAAGAAGCTATCTATTTGAGAAAGGTAGCTTATCTCTGACATTAATTTATTTTGATTAGTAAGTGTAGCAGATATCTTAGCAAAAGGATTTTTCTGTTCCCCTAATAAATCTAATATAGGCTTGTCTAAATTTTTTCTTGTCTTTAATATTTTTGCTGCTTGACCTGCAAGACCAGAAAGATCTTTACCATCTGTTCCTTCCCATATCTTACTTACTAATCCTTCATCTTCACCAGATAATTTCTTAACCAGTATAGTAATAGCTCCGTCTACTTCATCATCTGTTGCTTTATCCATTCCCATAGAACGAAAGTATCTTCTAGCTCCTTCTACTCTACGTATAAAATTTGCATCTTTAGATTTACCACCTATAGCTTTTTGTATTTCTTTTAAAAACTTAGGATTGTTATTTGATTCAAAGCTTCTGGTAAAATAAACATCCCCACCATTAAAACCTAAACCTATTTTATCTCCTTCTTTAAGGCCAAGCATCTTATTTATTTTAGATTCATTAGATGTGATAAGTCTTTTAATTTGATCTGCTTTTTTCTTAACACCTTCACTAAGACCTTCATCTACATTATCATTAATATACTTAGCTATTAATTCATCACTAACATCATCTTCCTTTTGAACTTTTTGTAGCTGTTCTATATTATCTTTAACTGATAAAGTAAATGCTTTATCTGCTCTAGATCTTAAGATAGAAGCTTTATATAATTCTTTAGGTAGTGCAGCAGTAGATGAGAGTAACCTACCAGCTTTAGTATTAATCTTAGCCAGTACTTCTGTAATAGCATTACGTTGAGTATAAACCACATCTCCTGTAGGTGTAACTGTTTCTTCAACAGCAGATTTATTTATTCTAGTAGTAGAAGAATCCTCAAGGACATCTAATATACCGTCATCAATAGCTTGCTTCTTTGCTTTTAGTTTATTTACGCCAAGCTTAAGACCCTTTGTTCCTAACTTAAATGTAGTTCCAATAGTTTTTATAACTCCTGTAGCTAAACCTGCTACGGCTAAAGACTCCTGAAATTGTTTAACTCTTTTTTGTACAGCAGTATCCTCTGGATCTATTGATAATTCAGCAGATAAATTTAATGCTGTTTTAAGATATTCATTCTCAACCACATCAGCATCATTAACTATTTTAGCTATATCAGCTAAATGAGTTTCATTTTCTTTTCTTGTAAATACATCAGTTAAGACAAACCCAGTTCCTGCTCCAAAAAAACCAGCAGTTTTTTTACCTTTGTCAGATTTAGTTAGAGCTTTAATTCCTTTTTGCGCTCCTTCTTTAAAAAGTTTACCACCTATAAGATAAGAAGGTAATCGACTAATCTCTTGTGCTGTTTCACTTAAACTAGTTCCTTGAAGTTCATCTATAGTAGCTCTATATGCAGGAGATTTTATTTTAAGTTTTTCATCTATATCTTTTATAGTATCTGTAATATCTTTAGTAGTTTCTGGAGCTATTAACTGTCCAACAAATTCTGCTAATTGAAAAGGTGCTTCTACTACCGAACCCAAAGCAGACCACATAAATTCAGAAGGACCGCCACCAAAGATAGCTTCTTTAGGTTCAGCAAAGTATCCTGTGTCAGGTGTGACTTCTTCAGGTTCTTCTACTTCTTCAGGTACTACTTCTTCAGGTACTACTTCTGTATTATTAAAGGTAGAAACAGTAGAAGGAATAGGACTATCTCTTACTAATTCTTCAACAGAAAAACCTTCTTTAGTCTCTACTTCTTCAGGTTGTGTATTACTAGGAGTAGTATTTTCTAATAATTCTTCAACAGAAAAACCTTCTTTAGTCTCTACTTCTTCAGGTTGTGTATTACTAGGAGTAGTATTTTCTAATAATTCTTCAACAGAAAAACCTTGTTGAGTTTTAACCATGTAATCTATCCTTCATATGGTACTAACTGAGTTCCCTTTTTATTACCTATAAATAATCCTCTATTAGTAATATATATTTTATCTGGAGTTATTTTATCTCCCCTTTTTAATTCAGTAATATCTCCTAATTCACCTTTAATAAATCTATTTGCAATACTTAATGATTTATTGTAACTTTTATTAGAAGTAGCTTTTCCTTTGGCAGCAGCTAAGAATACGTTTTGAGCTTGTGCTACTGTAGCTGCCCATTCTTCAGCATCTTTACCTTTTAAAAACTTATCACCTATCATAGGTTTTCCATCTTTAATCTTATATTTTAATTTTGTTGCTATGGTTTCATTAAGTCTTGTTAAATAAGGTGCTGCGCTTTTATCAGTATCCTTTTTAGTTTCAGCAGTTATCCTATCAGTCTTAGCTTTTATTTCTTTTAACTCTAGCTCACGTTTCTTATAGTATTCATTTAACTGAGACATGCTTAAAGCTCTAATGTCTTTCTTTCCTGTTACTTCTTGAGCGTGGGTAAGCAAGTCATTCTTTTCGTCTTCATTTATTCCTGCCATAATATTTGCAGCTTGCTGTTGAGTTACTAGTTTAGCACCTGCTATTTTACCTTCAGTTATTTTTGATTTACCTGTAGCACCAGATTCAGTTATAGCACCCTGCCCTGCTATCTGTTTTTCTAGATCAGCACGTTTCATTTTACCCATGTTATATATGTCTGTTCTTTTTTGAGTATCTTCTAAAGCTTTTTGTTTATTAACATCAGTACGTAAAGTCTCTAGTATATTAACTACATCTTGTCCAAAACCACTAGGACTTCCTGTTTTTGTAGATAATCCTGGTCCTCGTTTAGGCATTGCATTAAGAGCATCTTGTATTTGTTTTGTTGATGCTCCTCTAGCTTTCATATCTTTTACTAAGTTATCTTGTCTTTCCTTTTGAGATGTACCAAGATTTGTTGTTCTTTCTTCAGTAGCAGAATCTAATACACTTTTAATACCTTTTAAACCTGTATTTCTTGCTTGGTCTCGTCTATTTGCAATATCACCTACTATCTTTTTTGTTCCTGATATATTAAAATCTATTTCTTTTTTTAAGTCTGCTGATTTAGGAGTTGCAAAAGTACTAGCTATCTTTATTCTAATTTTTTCTTTCTCAACAGGATCTGTTTCTGTAGCATATTTTGCAGTTAAAGTTTCTATATCAGTTTTTTGTTTTGGTACTTGTAAATTACCTGCAATTTGCCTTGATAACACAGGTAAGCCAGATAATCCTTCACCTATATTGCCACCTTCTTTTTTCTTTATACCAAATAATGTATTACCTAATGTAGCATTACTATAGTTACCACCAAAGCCACCCCCCATACCATAGATATTGGCAGCGCCTAAACCCATACCTAATAAACTCTGTCCTGTACTAGGTTGATAAGCAGACTTTGTACCTGTTGTTGATACATCTCTCATACTTGATAAAGGATTACCATAAACTAAGCCAGAGAACTCAGCTAAGTTTTGTTTTGGAAATTGTTTCTCTTCTAAAAATTTAAAATAAGCTTCATCTAAAGCACCTTGATTTAATAGTTGTCTTTCTTCACCTGCTGATTTTAATGCACCAAGTTCTGTAAGATTAGCTGATACTTCCTTACCACCTAGTGCAGCAATCTGACCAGCCATTTGATTCTCTCTAGCTTTTTGTTGACCATACTCTTTAATACCAGCATCATAAGATTTCTGTAAACCTTTAGCTTGTATGTCAGAAAGTAGCTGAGATTGTCCACGTTGTAGCTCTGCTGCTTGCACGCCAGCTCTAGTACCAAGACCACTCATACCACCAGCACCTACAGCCTTAGCTTCAAACGATGGCATAATCTGAGTATCAAACTTATTCTGAGCTTCTCTTAATTCTATATCAGTAACAGCTTGTTGATATGGAGACATATATTTTTGAGCCACATCACCTGTAAACTGATCAGCACCTTGTCTAATAATTTCTCCAGATTCATCTATAAAAGGTTGTTGAGTACCTACCATGCCAGCTAAACCAGTTAAGGCTTGCTCTTGTTCGGCAGTTAGACCAGCAGATGTTTCACCAGTATAAGGTTGATACCCTGCTTCTTTCTCAGCATCAAAAGCTTCTTGACCTTCTTCTAGTATCGTTGTTATATAAGGAGCTATCTCACTTGGTAACTTCTGTGAGACAACATTTGTTGTAGTAGCAGGTCTACTGCTGCCGCCACCACCAAAACCAAATAAAGAAGATAAAAAACCCATAACTTAAACCCTTTCCATCATTGGACGTAATGCAGCAAGACCATTAATTTCATTAGGTTGCTCATTAGTACCGTATGCTTTTTCTCTAACATTTTCTATAACATTATCCATAACTTTTGCACCTTCGTTAGGATTACCGTTACCTAATGCTGCCATTGTATAACTATCTACTACATACTCAGTAGGACTTACTGCCAATGTAGCTACTTGTTCTGGGCCTTCTTTAATAGGCATCCTAATATTATCTTCCATACCGTGTCCATCTCCAGGTACTATACCACTAAATTCTCCACCTGCTGCTAATTGCATTAGACCACCACCTTGAGCAGCCGCAACTGGATTAGCCATAGCTTGTTGCATAGCTGGTGCGGCTGACATAGGTAAGCCTCCTTGAGGTGGGGGAGCAAACTTAGCTTTCTCCATGTCAGTAATATTCATTACTTCTCTAACAGATTCTTCTACATTAATACCAGCATCTATTGCTCTTTTCTCTATGAGAGCCATTAGTATACCTTTATTCATTTCATCATCAGAAGGCATACGTATCTGTGAAGCCATAGAAGCTTGCTGTGGAGCCATAGGAGCTTGCTGTGGAGCCATAGGAGCTTGTCGTGGAGCCATAGTAGGCTGTCCTTGAGAAGCCCCATCAGGTTGTTGAGGTGATATCAAGTTTAACTTCTTTGACATATCTCCTCCACCTAATGTTCTCTTCATATCTATTAATTCATTAAGCTCCATATTTATATCCTATCTGCTGTAACTGATTAGCTGCAAAGTTACTTACATCTTTTTGTGTATCAAAGTTATTCTGGTTATTATAATTATAACTTATTTTCTTTCCAGTTGCAAACTGTTCTGGTACTTTCTGCATAGCCATATATCTTGACTCATCAACAACTTGACCAGTATTGTTTAATCCAAGTCGTGTACTATTATTAACTAAGTTAAAATGATCCGACATAATACTCATTAGTTTAAATCCTGCCATGATGTTTCTGCGCCTAGACTTACATAACCTTTGAACTTACCTGTATTCTTAGAGTATGCTATGTCACCTTTAGATGGTCTTCCTATATCTGTTATAGTAACCACTGTATATATCTTAGTACTTGGAGTTGAATCTATCTCAGTATCTTTACTATCTATCTCATCAATTAAGATAGACCCCCATTGTTGTACTTGTTCATACATCTTACGTAGATCTTCCACACTAAACTCACCATTAGTCTGATAATC